CGAGCGCGGCCACGATGTATTCAATGGGTGGGTATTCCGATGCCGACCACGGCTGCCACCACTGATCCTTGACGATGCCACCGCCACGCGGTTCGGGGCTTTGCTGGTATTGCCCTGCCGTGGCATATGGCCCCATGGCCGCCTCGTCGCGCTCGACAACGTGCAGCGGGAAGCGGTCCTCAAACAGCAGTTCGCCGTCGATCTCGCGGGGGTCGGCATAGCCCAGCTTTGTCACGCAGGCGCGGTTGGGGTCAAACCGCATGGGAAGCATGATGTGGTCGTAGCCCATGTCGTTTTCGAGGATCACGCCGGACACGTCACGCTCATGCAGGCGCTGCATCACCACCACGATGGCGCTTTCGTCAGGGTTGTTCAGGCGGCTGGTCACGGCTTCCTTGAACAGCGTTACCACGCCTTCGCGCTTGGCATCGCTGTTGGCATCGTCCACGGAGTGCGGATCGTCGCAGTTGTGCAATAAAAAGCCATTGGCGAAATAGTTGTGGTTTGGCCCAACCCGCAGGTTATAGGTGGCGTTTACAGACCTAGACGATCTTTCAACAGATGTGACAACTTGGCAGACCATTCCTGTCGGCTCTGCAACGATCCGTGCAGAGAACCGTGACAATGTCTGCATACCGTGATCAGGTTCAGAGGGTTCAAGTCCTCCATGATGTAGTTGATGTGGTGGACGTGAAGGCTCGGCTGTGATGTCAAGCACATCTGACAGATATTCCCATCCCTGTCCCTGATTGACGCCTTGAAGTTCCGTGTCCATCCCGCCGGATACGGCTTCTGGTGATCCCCGTGAACGTAACGGCCATTCGCTTCCCCACGCAGGAACTTTGATTGCCGCTTTGCCGCACATTCCCTTGAACACATCGTGACGTTGCGATTGGTCGGCTTGAATGCCTTCCCGCACTCTGCACAGGGTATCTCTTGAAGGCGACGACCGCTCTGATCCCATATCGACAACTGCGAACACGTCTGGGAACACCACTTGGCCCGCTTCGCTTCTGATTTCTTGCGGGTGAATTGTGTCTGGCACCTTGGACAGGTCAAGGTAACCGGTCCGCCAGTCCACATTGAGTTGGTGTCCCCCGATGACGCGCATTGGCGGCTGCAATAACCCCCGTTTGGCATCCGCTTCCAGTGCGCGGGGGGCCGATATACTGGCGCTCCGCACTTCAGGCATGGCTTGGTGTTCTGTTCCCGAACCACTTTCTGGCGGTGATCCTGATAGCACTGGAACGTGCAAAACTTCTTGCCCATCGCAGATTGGCCACAATGGTGACATGTAGACACCATCACCTTCACAGACTTGCTCGGCTTCGATCCAGCCTTTGTCTTTAACGTAGACAAGATGATTTCCGGTGCATTCGAATCCGCCGTCTGCGGTTCTGATGCTGACAAGTGGTGCTGCTGGGTTCCGCTCATATGCTTCAATTTCCTGCCATGTCGTGATGTCGCCATCATGCCCGGCAATTCGGACAGGCAAACGTTCATCCACAATTTTCCCAATGGGCAACCAGCCCTCAGATGACAGTACCATAGTCTCATATGGAAGGCAAATCACTCGGTCCCCGCGATACCCGGTGATCCCAGTGAACGCGCAAGCCTGCCGCGATCCCGTGGCCGTGGTTTCGAACTTGGCCTTCGCGTTCTGGTCGCCCGTGATGGTAACCCGGTCGCCCCAATGGCCTTGGTACCACTCGTCGGTGACCAAGCGCCGCATTCGCAGGCTGTCGCGGATTGCAAGCTCCAAGCTGTGCGAGGCGCAGACGTAGCGCATGTTCGGCATGTTGCGCGGCCCCCATTCCCAAGCGGGCCAGAACACGCCGATCAGCAAGGACTTCATCGTACCAGGCGGGACGTTAACAAGCAGGCGGTTGTAGTAGGTGCCATCGTCGTTCAGGTCGCCATTGGTGATCGCTTCCAGATGCGCGCAAATGAAGTCGATGTGCCAGCCGTGAATGTACGGCTGGCTGGGTTCAATGACATGCCACGCCGCCTTAATGAACGCCGCCAGCGACATCTCGCACTTGCGCTTTTCGATTGCCCGCAGCGTGGCGGCCTTGTCGATTGGCCGTGGCAGTGTGATCACGCCCATCAGTTAAACACTTCACACCACTCAACTGGGTCTATGTAGCAGATGTAAAAGGTTGAATCCCAGATGGCTACACACCAACAATCTTCACCCCAAAACGCCGTCACAGGCCGATTGGAATATAAGCTTCCATAGCCCGAAATTTCTGCCACAGCGCCCCCACGCAGAAGGATCACAGTGCCGTCCTTCGGCGCAGTTTCAATTGGTTTCCACGGGGTAGAATAACTCGGCACCAAAGCCAACCGCACGTAGTAACGCGGGATGGTATCAATGCCATCGTACTGCGGCGGAATAACAATTTTAGTTTCATCATACGCTGACCGATATTCGGTTACCAGTTCAGGATATATGCGAAAAACAATAGTGCCACGCCTGCCGCCAAGCCATTGAACAATATCAGCAAAGCATTCGTCCTCACCCCCAAAACCGAACATCTCAGTGTATTCTTGTCCATCGGGTGCGTGTGCCGCACTATCTGGCGAGTTTGCGCACCCAATGGTTACAGCGCGGTATCCAAGTTCTTTTAGTCGTCCCATCATGCCCATAGTAAATCCTCCAATCCATAATCGTCAAACACGCCGCAGCACATCTTCTTTTGGCCCGCGTCAAGGCACACGCGGCTGCGGCCCTTGAAGACGCCAGGCGTGTGGCCATGCACCACCATCTTGCCGCGATATCCTGTATCATAGCCTTCGGGATACCGGAACCACTGGGTGTACGCCTCCGGCTGGTCAATCAGGTCATACGCCGCGTGTACGCCAGCGTGTACGTACACGCGCCGTACGTCCTCCTGCCACCGTGGCAGGCTGCGGAACCAATCCAGATCGTGCTGCAACGCCTCGGCGTCCAGTTCGTTCGTCAGCGGGTGCTTGTAAGACAGCACGGTCGATGCGCCACCATTGGACAGCCAATCACGCGGATCGGGCCAGCAGATCATGTCTTCGTGGTTGCCGCGCAGGCACACGGCGTTGGGCAACGACCGCACCAACTCCACCACCTCACGGCTTTCGCTGCCACGGTCAATGTAGTCGCCCAGAAACACGATCTTCGCGCCAGCGGGTATCTGCGCCAACAGCGCCTTAAGCTCTGTCAGCCGACCGTGGATGTCGGTCATTACATAGGTCTTGTCAGGCACCGCCAAGCGCCTTTTCCAGCACGTCAAGCTCGTCGCTCGACAAGTTAGAGATGTCCAGCGTGTGCGACACGGCGATTTGGCCTGTCGTTGCCATCTCCACCTTCTCGCCATAAGCCTTGCTGTTCCACTTGCCGATCAGGCGAATGCGCGTGTCGATCATAAACCGTTTGTGCTGCGGGTCGATGGTCTTATCGTCCGCAATATCAAGGCATTCGTCGGCCAGAGCGTGGGTTCCCTCAGCTTTTGCGCGCGCGGTAAGGTCGTTGAATTCGGGATGCGCGCGCTGCCATTTAAGCACTGTCGTGTAGTGCGGCATGTGTTCATCTTTGCAGATTTTCTTCATCGGTTCGCCGTTTGTAAGGCGCTCCGCAATCTCTGCCGCTATCGTTTCATTGTAACCACTTGGTCTGCCTGCGGGCATGTGATGGCACCCCTTTCATGGATAGGATGCCACCAACATAACACCGCCGATGCAGAAATGATAGATGCGCCAAAAAAAGCCCCCACCGTTTCCGGCAGGGGCAAGGTGGGCATTGACGCCTAAGCAGAGAGTGCCAGCATCATAACACCATCGCGCCGCCAAGCAAGGTCTATCCCACGCGGCGCTGCGTGAGCGCAAGCCAAACTTCTTCGATGGGCGTCAGGTTCTGCGGCTCCACGACCCAGCAGTTGCCGTGGCCAAGATTGACTTCCTTGGCGTCAGACAGGAACCGCTTCTGGCCGATGCCACCCACGATCAGCATCGCCGCCGGATCGTCGGTCGCTGTCACCAAGATCGCCATGTCCGCCCGAAAGGATTCGAGCGACTTGAACAGCAGCCGACCACTTTCGTGGAATGACGCCTTAACGTCAATGCTCCACTCGCCAGCCCACAGGTCGGCCCCACTGTCGATGCCCAGCGCGGCGGGGCTGTAGGGCAGTTGCAGCACCTTTGACACCGCCACCTCGGCCTTGATGCCCAGCAGGTCAACGTTTTCCTGAGGGGCCTTCTGCTGGTCCTTCACGCCACTGAGGCGGGCGATCTGCCACCGCAGCGCCGCGTTCTGCTCACAGGCTGACATCTCGGCCTTGGTTAGTTTTACCAACATCAAAACGGCACCTCCCCATCTTTGAACCAGACCCCATCCCAGTTAATAGGTGGACGGGGCGGGGCTGCCACTTCCAACAGCCCCACCCACCGCATGAACGCCTTCAGGTCGGCGGGGATCATACCACTGGCATTTCGATCCATCCTTTTTTCGTTGCCGGAGCGGAAAGCCTGAGCGTTACGCTGAACCCAAACTTTCCCGTGTACGGCTTCACTTCAAGAATGGTCGCCATGTGGTTTCCGCCTGGGCGGTTATCATAGGTGTCCCACCAAACGGGATATTCGGCGCCAACTTTGTAATCCATCATACCTCCTCCCCTTCCATATGCTTTTCGCAATCGCCGCAGATCAGGTTTGCCCCCTGCTTGGCCCACGCTTTGTTCCCGCAGCCGCATTCATGTTTAACCTTGCTCTTGTCTTTCTTTTTCTCGGCCTTGTCGCGGGGCTGCGTGAAGTACGGGATGTCAAACGGCATCAGGTCTTGCAGCGCCACATCAAACGGCCCGCCCTCGTCGATCATGTGCGTGACCTTGCGGCCCGTCATCTTGCCCGTGCCATCATTCGGGGTCAGGCCCACGCGCAGCATCAGGTTGGCCCATTCCATGTTGTGGTGGCCGCCCTTTGACGGTGTGCCGTATTCTTGCTGTTCGAGGTGGGTCATTTCGTGGACAAGCGTGGACAGCACGGCGCGGATGTCGCGGTCCATGGTGTTCGGGTTTAGGGCGATCTCGTGGGTCGCATCGCCATCTGCGCGGTGCTTGAATTGCTCCGCGTGGAAGTATCCATTGGCACCAGTGCGGCGGGTCAACGTGAACATCACGGACGGCAGGCGGTTGCCGAACAACTCTTTGTTGAACCAGTTGAACGCCTTTTCAAGCCCGTTGTACATCTCAACGGTGGGGGTCATGTAGTTGGTCATGCTGCGTAAACCTCATAAATTGCGGCCATTGCAGCTTCGGCTGCGGCACGGGTGGCGTAAGACGGCAGGATGTTTCCCTGACCTGTGACCGTGCGCGCTGCACGGCGTAGGGCCTCGTCGCGTGAACGGCTGGTCAGGAACTCTAATTCCCAGCCTGTTGCGGATTGATAAACGTACATGGTGTTCTCCAGTGGTTGGTGTGTCGATGACCCCGTGTACATCGTACTTAACACAGGGTCAACAACTATTTTTAATCATCCAAAATATTCCTGTTAATGCCTTTCAAGGCCGCTGGGTGGCGCAGGCTTCGCAGGGCTTTGGCCTCAATCTGCCGGAGACGAGGCCCCCCAACGTTCTCAATCTTTCCAGCCTGATGCAGCGTCAGGTCATCAAAAAACCGCATATTCAAAACCTTGCGCTGTCTGGGGGTAATCCTGTGCGTGTCGATAATCTTCATGGCGGCAAGCCTGATCGCCAATTGGCCCTCACCACTTGCAAGTTCAGCGATCTGATCGACCGAGGCGTCTAGCTCCACGGTGGACTTTCGCAACGCAACCTGGCGCATGTAGTCCGGCCAAATCTCTTCCGGCTCAAGCCCCACGGCGCTGGACACGTCGAAGGCCGATTCCTTCCACTCTCCGTTCTGCAAGATGGGGGATTCTTTCATAATCAGGTAGCGCGACACGATTGTCGGGCTGATGCAGCACTTGCGGCACAACTCAGCGGATGATCCG